GTGAAGATTCTCGGGTTCACCTTCGGGCGTCAGAAGGCGATGGAGACCGTGGGCGGCACGTGGCGCAACGCCTGGCGGATTGTCAGTGAGCCGTTCACTGGCGCGTGGCAGCGCAATATCGAGGAAAAGCAGGGCGACCTGATCACCTATCCGACGCTGTATGCGTGCATTTACCGCATCTCGTCGGACATCGGGAAGCTGCCGTTTTCGCTACGCAGCCGAGATGCTAACGGCGTGTGGACCGAAGTCAGCAATCCGGCGTATGACCCGGTGCTTCGCAAGCCCAACGGGTTTCAGACGCCTGCCCAGTTCCGTGAGTACTGGATCATCACCAAGCTGACCCAAGGCAACGCCTACATTCTGAAGCGTCGTGACGGTCGCGGGGTGGTGACGGAACTGTACGTGCTGGATCCTGAACGCGTGTTGCCGATGGTGTCGGATTCGGGTGCGGTGTTCTACCAGTTGCAGACCGACAAGCTGAACAGCTTGCCGGAAGGATACCCTGCTGAGAATCTGATTGTTCCCGCGAGCGAGATCATCCACGACCGCTGCATGACGGTGCACCATCCTTTGATCGGTGTCCCGCCGCTTGCCGCGGCCCATTGGCCCGCGCTGAAGAACATGAAGATCATGCGGTCGGCGACGGAGTTCTTCGCGAACAACGCTCAGCCTGGTGGCCTCCTGACCGCGCCTGCGGGCATGAAAGAGGAAGACGCCAAGGCAGTTCAAGAGTATTGGAATAAGGAATTCTCGGACGGGAAGTCCGGAAAGGTGGCCATCATCGGCGCCGACATGAAGTTCACCCCATTCGCCATGAAGAGCATCGATGCTCAGATGATTGAGCAGATGCGCTATAGCGACGAGCAGATCTGCCAGCCGTTCGGGATCCCGCCGTTCAAGGTCGGGATTGGAACGATCCCTTCCGGTCTCGGTGTCGACGGCGTGAACCTCATGTACTACAGCGATGCGCTGCAGGCTCCGATCCAACACATGGAAGACCTGCTGGACGATGGCCTGAAGGTTACACGCCCGTTGGGAATTGAGCTGGATACGGAGCCCCTGCTGCGCATGGACGAAGCCAAGAAGGCCGACATCAACACGAAGCTGGTAGGCGCCATGATCAAGACGCCTGACGAGGGTCGCCGGCCCTTCAACTTGGCGCCGACTGCTGGCGGTAACACGCTATGGGGCCAGAACCAGGACTATCCGTTGGGCATGCTTGCAGACCGTAAAGAGTGGGACCCCGCCATGCAACCCACGGCCACGGCCACGCCTGATCCTGCACCTGCGCCTGACCTTGATCTTGAAGAATTGCGCGCCTTTGCAGGTACCCACAAGGCTATCGCCGCAATGAAGAAAGCCCTGGAGCCTACCTATGTCGTTTGACCCTGAACTGTTCGGCCAAGCCATGGGCGACGCGATCATCAAGGCCGTGCAGCCGCTCAAGGACGAGATAGCGCGCTTGAAAGCCCAGCTCGCAGAGCTGCCGCGCCCCCTGGCCGGCAAGGATGGCACCGATGGCCGCGACGGCAAGGATTGCGACATGGAGGCCGTCAAGAAGATGATTGACGAGGCCGTGAAGTCCATCCCGGTCGTCCATGGCAAGGATGGGGCGGATGGGAAGGACGGCGAGCCCGGCGCTAAGGGTGAAGACGGTCAGAAGGGTGCAGACGGCCTTGGGATGGCCGGAGCGATGATCGATCGCGAAGGCGCATTGCTCGTCACGATGAGCAATGGAGAGGTGAAGAATCTTGGGCCGGTGGTCGGCTCGAATGGGCGCGACGGCAGTGATGGTAAAGACGGCGTCGACGGTCTTGGCTTGGAGGCGTTCGAGCTGGAATACCTGGACGAAACTCACGAGGTTCGGATCAAGGCGTCCTGCGCCGGCCGAGTGAAGGAGATCCGCTATCCGGCAGGCGGTATTCGTCCTGGAGGCTACTGGCGGGAAGGCACGAAGGCTAAGGCTGGCGAGGCGTGGGTCCATGATGGTTCGCTGTGGATCGCCAAGAAGGACACGCCTGCCAAGCCTGAAACGGCTGGTGAAGACTGGGTAATCGCGGCTCGTAAGGGGCGGGATGGTGAGCGTGGCCCGAAAGGCAAGGACGCCATCCCTGAAGCCCCTATCAAGCTGAAGGATCAGGCATGAGCCTCGTTAGCATCGAGGAAGCTCGGATGCATCTGCGGGTTGACTCGCAGGATGATGATCCGTGGTTCGTTACCTGGATTCCAGCAGTAGAGAACGCGGTCTTCACGTGGCTGAAGGATTCATGGCGAGCCTATGAGCCTTCAGGCGATATCGATAGCGCCGGCAACCCAATCCCCGCAGAAGACTCCAACGGAGACCCGATTCCGAAGTTTGCGGTCAAAGCCGCGGTCCTCGTCGAACTGGCCCAGCAATATCGTTACCGTGACGGGTCCGACGCCGGCGCTGTCCCCTCCCATTGGGGATATGGATTCGTGCTTGGCGCTGGCGCCACCAGTCTGTTGTCAGGTCTGCGAAAGAGTACCGTTCAATGAGCTTGGAAGCCGGCCGACTTCGCCATCGGGTTGCCATTGAGCGTTTCGAAGTGACGCAGGATCCAGTCACCGGCGCTGTCACCGAAAGCTGGACGGAGATCGCCAAGGTGTGGGCCGCCGTCGAGCCGCTGTCTGCTCGAGAGTTTGTGCAGTCGGCGGCGGCACAGTCGGAGGTCACTGCGCGCATTACCATTCGAACCCGCGAGATCCTGGCCACCGACCGCATCATCCATCGTGGCGTGGCCTACAACATCCGGGGCGTACTTGCCGACAAGGATAGCGGGCTGGAATACATCACCCTGCCGGTCGGCACCGGTGTGAACGAGGGTTGATTTGGATTTTGTGTTGCTGGCCCCGGGCCCGAGCATGAACCGTGACCTGGCCGAATCCCTGCGCGGCGAACGCGTCGGGGTCGTCAGCAATGTGTTCGAACTGGCCCCGTGGGCTGACTTCCTGGCCGCGAATGACCGGGCTTGGTGGCGAGCCTACCCAGAGGCGATGAGCTTTGCGGGGCGCAGGTTTTCGAGCAGTGAGTTTCCTGGCGTGGAGCGCTGCCGCCCAGGCAACACGCAGTGGGCGAGCGGTGTCCTTGCGCTGCAGGTGGCGGTGAACCTTGGCGCTACCCGGATTCGGCTGTACGGATTCGACATGCATGGGTCGCATTATTTCGGTGAATATACCAACGGCCTGGTCAACACGAAGCCTCATCGGCGAGCGGTGCACCTGCAGCAGTTCCGAGACTGGGCGCGCGCCAACCCGAGTGTCGAGGTCGTCAACTGTACGCCTGGGTCGGCTTTGGACTGCTTCCGAGTGGAGGCAGCTTGATAGTACGAGGTATGAAGGGGCTGGGGGACAACATCTACCAGCGAGCCTTCGTGAAGCGATTGCAGGGGCCGGTGTACCTTGAGACGCCATGGCCGGAGCTGTACGAAGACCTGCCCGGGGTGAAGTTCGTGAAGGCGGAAACGCCGTTACGGACGCAAGCCAAGAATATGGCGCTGCAGCAGGATGCGCGCTGGGAAAATCCGCCTCGGGGGTCGGTGGTGACGGTTCAGTACGGCACGGCTGGGATTGTGACCGGGATGCGCCGATGCTTCGGCGTGGCGCCTGGGTCGTTCGACCTGCCGGATTTTGGGCCTTCGCCGGTATCGGGGCGGTACATCGTCGTCCGGCCGGCAACGGTGCGGGCAGAGTGGATTGCGGAAGCGCGCAACCCGCTGACCATGTACATCGCTGAAGCTGCCGAGGCTGCGCGAGCGGCAGGCTACCGGGTGATCTCGGTGGCGGATCTGGAGGCGGGTAAGGAGTGGGCGGTAGGGAAGCTGCCGCCCGCCGACGAGATCTATCACGCTGGCGAGTTCAATGTGCGCCAGCTTATGGCCTTGGTGCGTAACGCCAACGCGGTGATAGGCGGAATCGGCTGACCGCGTGCGCGGCAAAGGGGTGTGACATGGACAGCACCATTTACCTGACGCTCTGGGCCGTGCTGGCCTTCGTGAGCTGGCTCATCGTCGCAGGCGGCGCAGTGCTGGCGGTCTTCTCCCGCGCCATCAAGGACACCACTTTCGAGCGGATCGGCCTGGCCGCCGTCAGCCTGACCGCCACCGGCGCCGCGTGCCGGATCTTCATGGCCGGCTGGGCCAGCGCCGGCGATGCCGCGCTTGCCGCGTCGGCCGCCTTCTACGTTGCCGCCGTGACGGCAAAGCACATCAGGAAACCCACGCTATGACCCTGGATACCATCGTTGCCGACGCAATCACCCCGGCGCTGGCGTTGCTGCCGGCCGGAATGGACACGCCGGGTGCGCGCGTCATGCTGCTGGCGATCGGCCTGCAGGAAAGCCGGTTCGTGCACCGGCGCCAGATCGGCGGGCCGGCCCGCGGCTTCTGGCAGTTCGAGAAGGGCACCCGCGCGAGCCGCGGCGGCGTGTGGGGCGTGTACCTGCACCAAGCCAGTAAGGACCGCCTGGCGGCGCTGTGCAAGGCCCGCAGCGTGTCCTGCGACCCGGACGCGATCTACTCGGCGCTGGAGTATGACGACGTGCTGGCCGCCGGCGTGGCGCGGCTGCTGCTGTGGACTGACCCGAAGGCGCTGCCGGCCGTGGGTGATGCGGACGCAGCCTGGGCGCTGTACCTGCGCACCTGGCGGCCGGGCAAGCCGCATCCGGAAACCTGGCCTGACCTGTACCGCCAGGCTGCCGCGCAGGTGCAGCCGTGAACCCGTTCCTGCGCATGGCGCTGCCCTGGATAGGCGGCGCGGCAGTGGTGATGGCGCTGGGCGCGGGCGTGGTGCTGTACGGTGCCCACCGGGAAGCCACCGGCGTCACCAAGGAGCGCGCCCGCGCTGAGGCCGCGCAGCGCGCCATCACCGAAGCCTACCAACTGGAGAAAGATCGTGCTGATGCCCAATACCGTGGTGCCGTCCTGGCGCGCGAGGCTGCGAAAGCTGGCCTGGCTGCTGCCCGTGCTGACCTTGACCGCGTGCTCCGCGCCGCCGGCCGTGATCCCGCGAATCCCCGAGCCGGCCGCCGACCTGATGAAGCCGGCCCCGACTGGATCGGAGGTTTTGCAGCGTGCTACGCGGAATATGGAGACCTGGCTGCCGACGCCGCAGGATGGGCCGACCAGGTGAACGGCCTGCAGGGCTACATTCGCGGTCTACAGGCCGGCTCGGGGCGCGGCCTCGGTAGGTGAGTGCGACCCCGATTTTCTCGGGAAGGGCGCGAAAAATATGAGCATCTGCTATATTTGGCTCGTTGTGAGGCAGTTTTCGTGCAATGCGGATCCCTCGGAACACATCGGCACACCTATGAAAAAGCGTAGCAGAAAGGCTTTCTGGGGCGGTTTTTGGGGCGGCATAGCTGCTCCGCTGGCGCTGTTTTCTAACTACTCAGCCCCGACTGTCCAGGAACCTCAGATCAATCCCCTGTATCGCCCGGCGCGTTCGTCCAATGACGCGCTGCGTAGCGACGTGCGCCGGATCGGCGACGACTTTGGCCGTTCGATAGCGCGTCGCAATGGCTCGCGGTAAGCCGTCTCACCGCCCCAGCACCGCTCCATCTCCGCGCCCCACTGGGCTGCCGCAGGCCTCGGAAGCGGTTGGCCGCCAGCTTATGCAGGCAGAGTTTCATCATGGGCCTTTGCCTCATCCTGAGGTCCTGCGCCAATACGATCAGCTTTCCCCCGGTGCTGCCGACCGGATTATCACTATGGCTGAAGGCGAGGCAGCTCACCGCCGCGAGATGGAACGGCAACAGCTCGAATCAGACGTAGCGCATCGCAAGACCCTGACCGCCATAGAACAGCGTCGCATCGATGGCGTTTTTTCCAGCGATAAAACCGGCCAGATTCTCGGCGCGGTGGTTTCGTGCATTGCTCTACTCGCGGCTGCAGCAACCGCCATTGTGGGCCTGATCTACGGCGTCACGTCCCGCTGGTACTGGGCCATTCCCGTCGCCTTGGTGTCGCTCCCTGTTCTTGGGATGGTCCAGGCGATCCGGCGAAGGGTCGAGCCTACGCGCGGTGAAAAGGCCGCGAGTAAGCCGAAACCTGACGCGTAGGCCCGATAGGCCCTAGACCGCGTCCGCCCGCTGGGCCAGCCAGAACCAATGCATATGCTTGGCGCGCCTGGCCTTCTGGCGCCGGAACGTGATGCGCACCAGGCCGGAGTGGCCGGCGTCGATCTCGACCGGGTAGTCGCGGTCCTCGGCGGTGGCCGCCGGCGGCAGGGTGAGGGCGGCCCGGGCCACGTACTGGCCGGGCACCTGCTCCAGGATTCCATTGTCGTCCATGGTCAATCCAGTTTGTTGGCGATCTCGGTGGCGCTCTCGCGGTAGTAGATCATGAGACTGCGCGGGTCTCGGTGGCCGACCATCTTGGCCAGCTCCAGCAGTTCCAGCTTCTTGGACAGGCGCGTGATCGCGGTGGCGCGGGCGTCGTGGAACGTGGGCCCGTCGACCTTTGCCAGCGTCTTACCCTGCCGGAAATAGGCGTCGCGCAGGCCGGCGTTCACTGTGAACACCTGTTCCGGGTGTATCCCCTTCATCGCCTCAAGCAGCGCTACGGCGCGCCGGGATAGCGGCACATCGCGGGCATCTCCATTCTTGGATCTGGGCAGGTGCAGCATGCGCCGCTCCAGGTGGACGTGCTTCCATTCCAGCGTCAGGATCTCCCCCGAGCGCATGGCCGTTTCCAGGGCCAGCAGGAACGCCACCGCGGTCTGCTCGCGCTTGTCCTTGGGCGCGCCGTCGGTGTAGCCCAGTGCGGAAACGATATCCTCGATCTGCTTGTCGGTGAAGATGATCTTGCGCGCGGGGTTGTCCTTCGGCTTGATGACGTCGGGCCAGGGGTCGTGATCCACGTACCGCCACTCTCCCAGCTTCGCCCGGGTCCAGATGGCGCGCAGCAGGCCTATCTCGCGCAGCACTGTGGCGCCTTGAACCTCGGTCAGGCGTCGATCGCGCCAGTCGGCCAGCTCGGCCGGGCCGATATCCTGCATCACCAGCTTGGCCACCTTGTCCTTCTTGATGGAGGCAATCCTGGCCTTTTCCCACCTGGCGCCGGCCTTCTCCGGGCTGACCTCGTCGGCATACCGCTGCATGACGTCGGCCAGGGTCCAGCGCGTCACCTTGCCGGCGCGGGCATTCGCCAGTTCCAGCTCGCGGCGGTTGGCCCAGTCCATGGCCTCGCGCTTGGTGGCGAAGGTGGCGCTTTCACGGTGTCCATTGCGGGCGACTTCGGCCCGCCAGGACGTGCCGCGCTTTCGGAATGTGGGCATGGCGTAATCTCGGGCGTAGGAATGGCGTACGAGATTAGCAAAAATTGTGGTTTAGTGTGGTTTGGTGTGGCGTAACGAGTTCTGGTCGGCACCCAGAATCGTCTATGGAGGTGGCGTTGCGTGGCGTAATGCGGCGTGGTGTGGCGCACCGGGGTGGTGCCCGAGACCGGAATCGAACCGGTACGGCCTTGCGGCCGAGGGATTTTCGTACCACTTCGGCTTTCGCCGCCGGCGCGTCAAGCGCCGTTCGTGGTCTGGAGCACGCCTTCACCATAGCCTTGCGGCCTTAGGTGCCCGCCGTCTGCTCTCTACACCTTCCCGGTTCTTTCGATCCGGGCTTGGCTCGGCGTTGGCTCGGAACAAGTCCAGGGCATTCGCCGAGTTTGACGGGCTACACCTCTGGAGTTTCCTCCGGAGGGCTCAAATGGATTCAAGTCCCTTGTGTCTACCAATTTCACCACTCGGGCATTGGGGTTCCGACAGGAAACCGCAATGGGATACCTGGGTGTGCGGCGCGAGCGCGCAGCGGTATCCGGCGGGCGTGACTATACCACTCGCGGGCAGGCGGCCCGTCATGCAAGGCCGCCCCTGTGGAAAACTCAGCCGATGAAACGCACCGTCTGGCGGGCGCGTTCGTCCACCTCCAGGGTGAAGACGTCGGGCCGCGCGTAGTGCCCGACCACGTCGAAGTCGTAGCGCGCGCGCACCAGTTCGTCGACATCGATGGTCGCCGTCAGCAGGCCGGTCTGGCCGTGCAGCGGGCCTGCCAGGACGTCGCCCAGCGGCCCGACGATGAGCGAGCCGCCGTTGATGAGCGGGCGTTGCGGATCCCAGCCGGGCACGTCCAGGCCCAGTTCGGCGGGCGAGGGCTGCACCTGGCAGGCGCTGATGACGAAGCAGCGGCCTTCGTGGGCGATGTGGCGCATCGAGCATTGCCAGATGTCGCGTTCGTCGACGGTGGGCGCGCACCAGATCTGCACGCCCTTGGCGTACATGGCGGTGCGCAGCAGCGGCATGTGGTTTTCCCAGCAGATGGCGCCGCCGACGCGGCCCGCGGCCGTTTCCAGCACGGGCAGGGTCGAGCCGTCGCCCTGGCCCCAGATCAGCCGTTCGGTGCCGGTGGGCATCAGCTTGCGGTGCCTGGCGGCCAGGCCGGCGGCCGGATCGAAGTACAGCGCGGTGCAGTACAGCGTGCTGCCGGTGCGTTCGATCACGCCGATCACCAGGCTGGCGCCGGTGCGTTGCGACAGCGCGGCCAGCGCGTCGGTCTCGGGGCCGGGCACGTCGATGGCGTTCTGGTAGTAGCGGGCGTAGGCCTCGCGGCCTTCGGGCAGGCGGTAGCCCAGGCGGGTGCCGAAGATCTCGCCCTTGGGGTAGCCGCCCAGCAGGGCCTCGGGCATGACCACCAGCGCGGCGCCCGAGGCGCTGATCTCGGCCTCGAAGGCCAGGATCCGTTCCAGGGTGGCGTCCTTGCCTTCGGGCGAGGCGCCGATCTGCAGCGCGGCGACGGTGGTGGCGGTCAT